GCGCTTTCTACGATGAAGGAGGTGTCTGGTGTGAGCTAATGGAGGCAGCTACGATTGCTACCAACGCTTATACCGCCGCCGTTAAGGTGGCCACTCCTTCTTCTTTTCAGCGTAAGATCTTGAATGATCGACTTTGTGACCTTATAAAATGGCGCTTCGAAATCGCTTCCGCTAGGAGGGCCGGAGAATTGACTAAACAGCCTTTGTGTACCATATTGCATGGTAAACCTGGCTGTGGCAAGTCCACTCTTCTTTCGATTTTACAGCGCATACATTTTACCCGAATAGGTCTAGAGTACGATCCTTCTAGGATAGCCAACATGATCACGGGTGAGGCTTTTCACTCCCAGGTGAATAACCGAACCTTATTCTTGAACTACGATGACGTTTCAAACCGCAAGTTAGCATTCGACCCTTCCTTCGGGTTGGCATCGGTGCTTCAAGCAGTTAACAACGTTCAATTCGTTGCGATCAAGGCTGATCTTGAGTCTAAAGGCATGGTGATGCCTGATTTGCAGGGCGTTTATGGCACTACGAATGATCGTGAAATGGATATCGATGTGATTTCCAAACATGGTGATTCTATGCGCCGCCGCATCGTCATGGTAGACGTTGTGGTTCGCCCCGAATATAGGACTCCTATGGGAGGGTTTGATTCCAAGAAATTTGCAGCCAATCCGCGCTATTCGCAATACCGCGGTGCTGAAGTTCAGGACTTTCAAATTTTTACCATTAATGTTGGCGCCCATGGCTGCTTTGCTCCATATGTACACAATGGAGTTCAAGCTAGTGGCTTAGACGTCAGTAGTTTCCTGTCAATGTGGGAACTATTGGCAGATGAACATGATGTCGCCCAGAATGCTCTTATGCAGGCACAGAAGATTACGTTTGGTCCGAGAGATGGTGATAAACCCTCTTCCAGACCCGCTCCTCCCATAAAGGAGGAAGATGACGAGATTTTCCATGATCTGCCTAATTTGGACCCTCGACAGCCATTGGATGACGATTCTGATTCAGATGATGATGAATCGATGGCAGACGGAGTGAAAGTTGATCTTCCGCTCCAGCCTTTCCTCCGTCCTTTAGACGATCCCGATGTTACACCTAGCCCGTTGGTCCTCCCTTCCGTCAAGGAGGAAGAACTGCAGGCTTCTTATGTGACTAAAACAGCCGCTTCGGTTACCGCCATGGTTGGCGGTGCCTATTCGTTGTTTAACGCTTATGCCCCTCAGACTTGTGAGGATCTGGCTAGCGTTCGGAATTCTTTTTGGCACATGCAGTTTGGATTCATACCTTCAGCCGCCGGCATCGCCCAGCTTGTAACTGGGATAGATACCGACTTTGGCTCGGAAGTTTCGAAATCCATCCGTGCTGCCATGAGAGAGGACAAATACCAATGGTGGTTTTGGGTACCGAGATGGATGTGGAACACATCATTCATCAAGGCTCTCACCCCCAATCTGCTTGACGCGAAACTTAATGCCGAAAAACGGGCGTGTTCTACAGCCGTTTTCTGGTATACCATTATGGCTCCCACCCTGATTGCGGTGGGCATGTTTCAGTGTACTGGCTATTGGGGCCTACCTCTATTCCTAC